CTAGGCCAAGGGTATCATTCAGTAATGCGTACGAACGCTGATGAATGAACTCACGGCTAGCGAATGAAGAGAGCATTGCTCGTACTTCGTTGTTCTTAAACTTAGGTAGGTAGTATTCTAGATAGTTCGTACCAACTGCTACATCGGATGTAGTAAACAGCTTGAGAATCTGTGTAATGTGTTCCTTCTCAGCTGGAGAGAGCTTACCATTCCTCCAGTGGGCTACGTCTGTCTGAAGCTCCAGTTCATCTTCAATCCAATGAATACGTTCGTGTTCAGTTGCGATTTTCACGAACTCTGGATATTTAAAAGGCTTGTATACAAGACTTCCTTCAAGTAGCGACATATTGTTCTTCCTATGGGTGTGGGTTGAAGGTTAAAAAGCCGGTTAATTGACCGGCTATATTACTATTATACTCGCAGAATGCCTTTTGGCAATCGGCTTATTTAAATATTTTGTTTAGCTCTTTACGCATTCTCTCATTGTCTTGGCGTAAGTCATTGATCTGCCTCTGCATGTCTTCTAATGATGCCAAAACATCAGTGAAGTACTGAGTGGGTGGACTGTAGTCTATACTGCATTGAGCAATCTCTTCGTAAAACTTTGTACGCTCTATGATGTTACTGCCCATTCTTCTTCTCCAGTTCTAACTGAATCAGCTTAGATTCTATCTTAGCAATCTTCCTAGATTTGTTCTTGACCGAAGCCTTCAGTAGCTTCATCCAAAGCGTTAATAACTTCTGCTCTAAGTGCTTCCATTCCTTTGTCATAACCATTCCCCCTTTCTACTGCTACCCGTTGGTTGTGCATTACGTTTTCGTACGTATCAAATAATTCATTAAACCGCATGTCTGCGAATATCTCTAAACCCAAGAGGGCATTGAGCATTTGATCCTCATTCATCCCCTCAGCAGATTTGATAAGCGATCTAATGTCGTCTACAGTATGCCAAGCTGACATAATAGAATCGTGCAAAGTATTCATACATACTGGAATACAGCGGTCATCTACATGCATATCATTAACTATCATTGCGGTAACTCCAAGTTGTGATCAAGTTGTACAAATGTAACAAGGTCCAAAGGAATTTGGAAGAAGTATTCTCCTTTGTACACGTACTTATTAGGCACCTCTACAGGTGTCAGTTGCTTTACATCTTCCGACCAGAACGTAGCCGCCCGTGTGAGCGACTTGTTCCAGATGTAAAACTGAGTCAATGTATCAAAGAACTTCTCTTTGCGCTGGGGTAGCTGTACGGTGTCATACGGGAAATCTTCCTTGCCCCACACTAACTTGACCTCGCACTCTACCATGTAGTCACTACACATCAAATCCTGCTTATAACGATTAGGATTATCAGTTAGTGGATTACCTATCTTTTGGTTATATAAACGAGTAGCATCCTTTGCCAACTCGTCATACAGCTTATAAAGATCCCGATCAAACCGTTTCTTTACCCCTGACATGATACACACACATCCTCTTCTTCACCTTCAAAGTCCTTGAGAGCCAACCGCTCTACAAGCTTGCCTACCTTGTCTGCAGACGCTCCTGCGGACGTACGAAGGTAGTACAGACCTTTTAAACCTTCCTTGAATGCTAACTCATGTACAAGGCGTACATACTTCTTGTTAGCTCCTGAAGGGAAGAATAGATTAACAGACTGCCCTTGGCAAATAAATTCTTGTCGTTTAGCCGCATGTTCTACTACCCACGTCTGCTTCAACTCAAATGCTGTACGGAATACAGCCTTCTCCTCTGTGCTTAAAAAGTCTACATGATCGACTGATCCATCGTTTGCAATGATATCTTTCCACACGGCATCTGTGTTCTTTCCCTTTTCCTTTAACACTTTAATGAGGTGTGGGTTCTTGATGAGGTGAGCACCTGCACGAGTACGGTGGGTAAAAGCATTAGACTTAATAGGCTCAATACTAGGGCTACAATTACAGATAATGGAACTGTTAGCATTAGGGGCAACTGCAAGAAGGTGCGCATTACGTCTTCCCGTACCCTCCATATCAGGAGCCTCACCACGCTCTGTGGCGAGTTGCATAGTTTCTTTAACAGCTTCTTCCTTGATGTATTTGAAGATCTGATAGTTTTCACTGGCGGCCCTCCAATCCTCCCACGGGATACCTTTAGATTGCAGGTAACCGTGGAAGCCCATTGCACCTAACCCTAGCGAGCGTTCTCTTTCAGCAGAGAATTTAGCTTTTCCAAGTTCTTCTGGTGCGTGGTCAATAAAGTATTGGAGAACGTTGTCAAGGAATCGTACCAAGTCTCTAACCATTTCTGTTCCGTGCCATTCATCGTATCGTTCGACGTTGACTGATGAGAGGCAACAAACTGCTGTGCGTTCTTCACTTGTTGGGAGGTGGATTTCATTGCAGAGGTTAGACCCGTGAATGCGGAGTCCAAGTTCTTTTTGGCTATCTGGTAAGTGTCGGTTGGCCGTGTCGATAAAGTTAAGGTAAGGACTGCCAGTTCTGAACCTAGCTTCAAGTATTCTGTGCCAAAGGTCTCTAGCATCGACTGTATCTCTTGCAAGTCCGCTGTCAGGGTCTCTAAGTTCCCACTGTCTATCTTCTGGGTTTTCATAGTATATCTTCTCCATAAATTCATCAGTGATGTTCACTGCGTTAAAAAGGTTAAAGCATTTCCGGTTGATGTCCCCGCCGGTAGGTACTTTAAAGTTTAAGAACTCAACGATATCGGGATGTGATACGTCAAGGTAGGCAGCGTAGCTACCCTTTCTGGTACGGCCCTGCTTCCATGCGGTCATACCGGAATCCATTACTTTGAGGAAGGGGATTGGTCCAGGCGCCTTGTCGCTGATACCACGTACGTCTGACCAGTGTCCGCCTACTCCACCACCCTTAACAGACAACCATGCGACTTCGTTGGGGTGCTTAATCAAAGACTCAAGATTATCGCCAACATAAGTAAGAAAACAGCTAATAGGGAGACCTTTACTATCACCACCATCACTCGGAGCATTACTGAGAACGGGACTAGCAAACATAAACCAATTACGAGAAGCATAGTCATAGATGCGTTGTGCGAGTTCATAATCCCCATAGCAGTATGCCTCTGCCGCCCTTGCGTAAGCGTCCTGCGGAGATTCTTCCCACGGGAGCATGTAGTAGTCTTTCATTAAGGTCATTCCCTGCTCAGAGAGCAAGGCATCACGTGAGTAGTCAACTTTAACTTTCACTGGCCTGATCCTTGTAAATATTATACGTCTTGTTAAATATGTGACGAAGTTCCTTCGCCGCCCGTTCTTCTTCTGCACTTAGCTCGCTTGCTTCAACCATCCTTAGCATTTCGTCAGCAAAGCCCAGTAGTTTGATTAGTTGACCTTCTGGCAACTTAATCTTGATCATCTTGCGTGTCGTCATACACGTAACCCCCTCTCTTCTCAATGCGCTCCAGTAGACTATTCAAATACCAAATAGCCTTGCGGTAGTCTTCTGGGCCATTCTTAAAGGGGGCACGAGTAACGTATTCCCACGCTGTCATCCAGTCGAATGCGTCTTCGTAGGGTAGCACTACACCATCACGCATTAACTTCTGTAGTAAAGCCTCACGTACGTCCTTAACCTCTAACTTGTCGTTGAGGATGTAATGCTTCGGTGAGTTAACCATGTCTGGTCTCAGGTCAGGAAAGTCTGTAGCGTGAAGGTCTTGTACTTGCTCAAAGAATGAAGCCCAGTTTTTTCTTGGATCTGACATTATGCTTCCCCCTCTGTGTCCATGCGCAATAGCTTTAGCTGTTCATCTGATAATCCGGAGTAGAACTCCATATCCGCTGGGTCTACTATAAAATCAAAAGGTTTGTTGCCCTTGATGATAGATTCCATACCTCTATGCAAAATATTGTCCATCTCTTCTTTGATCATATGCGTAATTCCTGCCATGAACACTGTTAGCATATCATCGTAGTCTATATCTTCTTCCTCATTGAAGTCCTTTTCAATGTTCATGTTGGTTGGGTAAAAGCCACAGGCAAAGTTAGTTACTCCCTCCTCGTCTACACTGACACGGAAGAAGGCTTCACCCGGCTCCAAGTCCACACTTACTGTTTTACTCATTAAACCAGTCCTCTGGGATTTGTTTATCGGCATACAGGAAGCCATGCTTATCGCACCACATACCGTACGTTGTCTTTGATCCTTTGCGTATCTTAGCCTTAGAACTAGAGAACACAAACCGTATGTCTTGGTCTGTCTGCTCCTGTATCCACAAATGCTTCTTGCGGTCTTCTAAGGTGAACCTGCCTTTTGTCTCAACCACAATACCATTAGGCAGGACAAAATCAGGAGTATACGTTCTATCAGTAGCGGGTTGTGTAAAGCTAATTCGTGAAGATGGGTCTTCATACTTAACACGTAGTCCCCGCTTTTTGATTTGATCAGCGACAGTTTTCTCCAAGCCTGATTTGTATCCATATTTCCTAGCCGCCTTACTGAACGTCATTGTACACCGTGTAATATCTCCAAGGCTTATTCTTAGCCTGTGACGCTTCTACTCGCCTGTACTGCAGGGTAGGCCAACACTTGAACTTGTAGTCACAGTAGATACAATTCTTTGCGATGTACTTGTTACCGGTTGGCTTACTGCGGAAAGTCTCGTCAATTTCCTCAAAGCATCTAGCAAACGGTTTATCTGTAGCAATGTAGTCAATGGTATCCTTGATGACTTCAGTGTACTCGTCTGCTACAGAGTTATCTGCTTCAATGAACTTCCATTCGCCTGTAGACTTATTGATTACAATCCAACCGCCAAAGGGCATTCCATTAGCTTTAGCGTAGCCGAAGCCTTGGGCGACATAACCAAAAGAGTCGTCATCCTTGACAGCATTGAAGTCTTTGAATTTGTGCTCAAAAGCAAACGGGGAGGAGGACTTGATATCCCATACCTTACCGTCAATGACAACATCATATTCACCTTTAATGGTGGCATCGTCGTCAAGCTGGAGTTCTACCTTGCCGTGGTAGGACTGAACTGGTATACCTGCACCCCGCATTAAAAGCAAGGCCAATACCTCAATAACATCCCCCAACAGCATCTTCATAATGAAGTCGTAAGAAGGTTTACTGCCCTCTTCAGGATGATTCTTCTGCCACCATAACTGGCAACGAGGCCGTCCTGCGTTGGACATACGTACCGTAAAGTCACGTCCGCCATCACGGGTAAACTGTTTTACTAGGGCATTACGAAAGTCTTCACATGCTTGATCTATTAAAACGTCATCGACAGGGGGAGCTTCCCCCGCCGACAACTTAGATAGATACTCACGTATCTGAACCTCGTATTTATGAGGCATTTCGGACATTATGATGCCTCGTCGATTTCTAAGTAGTCTTCGACTTCAGCTACCAGTTTCTCGTCCCGTACGTCTGCTTGCTTGCCATACAATGCACTGTTGTGCTTTGCAATGACCTGCTTGTTCTCAGCGTTAACTGTGTCCAGTATGTTGGACATAAACTGTAGGTCAGACGTTGAGATGTCTGTGATGTTAGAGAAGTCAGGCTCAAAGTTTACAGTGAAATAAGTAACGGACCCGTTCTTGTGGCGGGTTGTCTTAATTGCACTGGTAACTTGCTGGAACTTGAGCTTCTGATTGCGTGAAGGCTCAATCACATTTTGAGAGAATGACATGAATGACATACCCTTCAGGCGGAACAGACAAGGGACTTCAACTACCTCAGTAGCTTCTCCAGACGCAGTCTTGCCATCTTCCATTGTTACTTTACCAAACAGGTAGCGGAAGCAAGAGATGCTCTTGTACTTTGCCTTGACCTCGTCATCCATATCACGCAGGTCTTTAGACGCAGGTTTACCACAACGTACGCCGCCAGTCTCGTCAATCGCTTCATCACCTGCACGGTGAATGATTGTCTTGTTGACAACAGCATTGTCAGCGGCATCGTAGTCCATGTACTGCATGTAATCACCGAACACACGGATCTTTACAGACGTACCGTACACGTTACCGGATGGTAATGCCAAGACGATAGAACCCTTCTTCAAGGTGTTGCCATCATCATCCTCATCCTGATAGTTAACCTTTAACAACGGCAGACGATTGCCGGTTGCTTCTTGCGGTTCACCTGCTCCCATCGCAGCCATTAACTGCTCAGGAGTCATACCATTATATAGTGCTACTTCACTCATAAATAACTTTTCCATTTAGCCAATTTGATCCACTCTTTATCTCAATGGCGAGTGGAATTACCATATCGTAATTAAACCGTTTTTTGACTTCCATTGCAACCCCTTCCATACCTTCTGCAAGAATATCTTTCATGATCTCTTGCTCTCCAGGATATACGTCAACGACGATAGAGTCGTGTACAGTCAACACACATAACGATTTAACCTGTCGATCTTTCATCATTTCGTGTACACGTATGCAAGCCAACGGAACAATGTCCGCAGTGGCAAAGGATTGCACAGGATAGTTTACAATCTGTGTGGCGTACGAAATCCTACCGCCCTGCTTGCGTTCAACGTTAGGCCAGTAGAACTGTCGTCCAGAAGGTAAGGTTACCGTACCATTTCTTAAGACTCCTCTTTTGAGTTTGTCGTGCCACTCTGCGAGTCCTTCGTAGATGTTGAAGTACTCTTTGAAGTATTGTTGGACATGTGGAGCCTCCTGCGCTCCCTGACCGCCATAGAGCGGCGCAAACGTATACGCCTTCGCCTGTTGCCTCTCATCCTTAGTAATCTCCTCAGAAGACTTTTGGTTGATGATAGAAGCAGTCTGCTTGTGTACATCCTTACCTGTCATGATGTCATTGTATATCTGACCATCCTTGGACAGTTCACCGGCTACACGGAACTCTAGACCGCTGAAGTCAGCCTCCATAATCTCACCACCTTCAAAGCGTGATACGACACACTTACGAATAGGGAATGTCCCACTGCGTGGTTGATTCTGGAAGTTAGGATCAGAAGAAGACAAGCGTCCAGTAGCAGTAATGCATTGGTTGAAAGTCGTATGCAGTACACCATCACTGCGTGTATTACGCCTCATACCGCCACAGAACGAGTTAAGGTAGACGTTTAGGGCGTTGAGTCTACGCATCCCTTGTAGGAACTCAATCGCCTCCTGTGAGCCTTTACGTTGCGCCTGAGCCAGTAAAAACTGTAGGGTGTTCTTTTCTGTCTTGAAGCCGTTAGCAGATACATCCTGCACAGAGGAAGGTGTTAGCTTGAACCCTGCTACCTTATCTGTCGGTTTATAGACAGCCCCAACACCGTTGCAGGTAACACACTTGCTACGATTCTTATACGGCTTGCCGTCCTTCTTAGTCTTCTGGACAGTACCAATCCCCTTGCACTCAGAACATTGTACGCCTCTGGTGCGGTGGAGAATTGTTGAGTTGTTCTTTACTGTAAGTGCAAACTCTTTAGGCGACATACGTGGACGTGGCAAGGGTTTGCCGTTAGCGGCAATGCCTACATTAAATAGTTCACGCCACTTATTCTTGTCCAGTACACGCCGAGAGTAGACTACTTCAGATAGCTGGGCCGGTGAGTTCAGGTTGACGGGAGTGTCACCCATAACTGTACTAACAATCTGCTGTAGCCGTGTATCTAATTTGTTGCGCTCTTCAGTGAATTCTTTCTCTACATCGTCCAGTGAATCAATATCAATGCAAATTCCGTTCCGTTCCATTTCCAACAGTACGAACATCATTTCATTCATCATGTCCCTGACTTTGCGTAATCCTGTAAAGTGAGGTTGCCTGTAGTCATGCATCTGAGATTCGTAGACTTCCAGACAGGATATTACGTCACCCCGTCCGTACGTCTCTACAATCTCTGGGTCCATCTGCTCGTAGCCGATCCCTTTCTTAAAGGTCTCTTCCATCAGGTCAGAACGCTTGAGTGTAACCTTCCTGCGCTTGGCAGTCTCTTCTAACGACAATGGCATCTTCTGCCCACGGGCTAGTACATACTCACCAATCATTGTGCAGTAGACAGCGCACTCAATATTGAATCCTGTTTCCTGCAGCCAAAGGATATCAAACTTGGCATTGTGAGCTACGAGTACATCTGCTAAGTCAATCATCTGCTGTAGTTTGAGGTGCGCTTCCTTTGGGTTGCAGTCTAGTTTGTTGTGGTTAAAGAAGAAGTACTCACCTGCTTCATCGTGTAAGAACTGAGCACCGACAGATACTAGATGGTTGTTAGGATTGAATGGACTACCATCCAAACCACGTTCAGCCTTCTGTACTGTCGTCTCAATGTCTATTCCTAGTACATACATATCGGACCTATCAATCAACGTAGCGAGAGAGCTTTGGTTGTATTTCACAAATAATGGTGCCATGCCATCCAGTGATCTTGTTCTTTCCTACTGTGAGGTGTCTAGTGTAATCTGGCTCATCATCTACTCCTGATTGATCATGCTTACCGATACCGATAATAATATCTGCTTCAGCAAACTTGCCGGTCTTACTGCCTTCCATTTCGGAAGGATTGAGCCTAGTCTTGCCCTCTGCGTCTGCAGATGCCTGACTAATTGCAATGAATGCAAGGTCATGGCGTTTAGCAATCTCACGAGCTTGTGTGTATATCTCACGTAACTTCTCATCGGTACGACTGAAGTTGCCATGCACTTGTACTTTATCTAGCTGATCCACAACCAGTACGTC